CTTGTATTCAGCGGCCAGTAATTTTGGATTTACAGTACCACCGCAGTGCAACATAGAATCAAAAGCACAAGGTATGGATGAGATCACCCAGGACAATGACACTGTGGAACAGGTTAAGAATTGCACAATCAATATGGTGACATGGGCAAAGATATTACAACAAGCAAACCCTAGCAAAGACGCTAGACATGGATCGGTAGATATAAACGAATGAGATTTACAGACTTAATAAAAGAAGGACAACGTTGTTGGAAAGGGTACGAGAAAAAAGGTACCAAGATGATGTTCGGCAAACGTGTGAACAACTGTGTAAAAAAAGAACACGTTGACTTCTGTGTAAACTGCGGTGGTTTGATATTAGAGGAATCACTGGACGAAAATCTCAAGAAATGGTTCAAAGACAAATGGGTACGTTTTGGTCCCGACGGCAAAATCAAAGGCGATTGTGCAAGAGGATCAAGCAAAGAAGGTAAACCAAAATGTCTACCAAAATCAAAAGCACACTCACTAGGCAAGAAAGGTAGAAAATCTGCGGCTTCAAGAAAACGTAGAAAAGATCCCAACGCCAATCGAAGTGGTAAAGCAATCAACGTAAAGACTAAAAAGAAAAAGTAATTGACTACTGTTTAAAACTGTTATATAATAGACGTATAACAAGGAGATATAATGGCAGTAAGAAACTTCAATGAAGCAGAAAGACAAAAACTAATTCAGATCATTTCACAAGGATCACAAGTCCTAGGTGAAGTAGATGATTTGAAAGGTGGTTTGAGAGACACTGTGAAAGCAATCGCAGAAGAACTTGAACTTAAACCAGCGATGATCAACAAAGCGATCTCTATCGCTCACAAAGATAATTACAAAAATTTAACTGACGACCTAGACGTGTTAGAATCTATATTGGTAGCCGCAGGTAAAATTTAGTGTATTCTGTACTCAAAGAATTTTGGGTAACAAGTTATAAAACAGACAAACTTTCATTCTATTTGGAAGTGTTTTCTGTTGCTGTGACCATATGGGGATCAGCACTATTGACTTTTACTTCCCCGGGACCAGACATGAAGATGATATTTCCACTGTATCTACTGGGATCAACAACACTTGCTGTTGCGGCCTATCGTAGAAGGATTATTTGGACTTGCTTTTTGGCATCATGGTTCACTATAATGAATATAATAGGAAACATAAGAGTATTCATACTATGAGTTATATAGACGCATTCTATAAAAAAGACGAAGACAAGATCTATGTCGTAGAAAGAAACGACAAGGGCAAAAGAATATTCACTGAGTATCCTGCAAGATATGTTTTCTATCACAAAGACCCACGTGGCAAATATAAATCAATGACTGGTGAACCGTTGGCTAAGGTCACTTGTACCACACAAAAAGAATTCATTAAAGAGCAGAGGATAAGATCCAACAAGACTCTTTATGAACAGGATATCAATCCTGTGTTTAGGTGCTTGGAGGAAAATTATCTAGGCAAGGAAACCCCAAAACTTAACACACTATTTTTTGATATCGAGGTAGACTTCGATCCAGATCGAGGTTATGCCAACACAGATGATCCGTTCATGCCTATAACTGCCATTAGTTGTTATATGAGTTGGACGGATCAACTTGTGACATTCGCCGTTCCTCCAAAGACTTTGACTATGAGTGAAGCAAAGATATTAACAGAACGTTTTGACAACACAATGTTATTTGAAAAAGAGAAAGATATGCTTGATGCTTTCCTACAATTAGTTGACGATGCTGACATTATCTCAGGTTGGAATTCAGAAGGATACGATATACCATACACAGTAGGTAGAATACAAAAAGTATTAAGCGGAGATGACACAAGACGTTTATGCTTCTGGGGACAAAAACCTAAGAAAAGAGTATTTGAGAAATATGGTCGAGAGCAGTTGAGTTTTGATCTCATCGGTAGAGTACATTTGGACTTGCTAGAACTTTACAGGAAATACACATACGAGGAAAGACACAGTTTTAGGCTTGATGCAATCGGCGAACACGAACTGGGTGAAAAGAAAACAGTTTACGAAGGATCGCTAGATGCACTTTACAAAAATGACTTTGCACTCTTTATAGAATATAACAGACAAGATACTGTACTATTGGCGAAATTAGAAAAGAAACTTAAATTTATCGAACTTGCAAATGAAATCGCACACCAGAATACAGTGCTATTACAGACTACCATGGGTGCAGTCGCAGTAACTGAACAGGCCATTGTAAACGAAACACACAGACGTGGCATGATTGTACCTGGCAGAAAGTACAGAGATAAAAACGAAGAAGTACAAACGGCGGCAGGTGCCTATGTAGCATATCCTCAAAAAGGAATACACGAATGGATAGGATCTGTTGACATCAATTCTTTATACCCATCTATTATTAGAGCATTGAACATGGGACCAGAATCCATAATAGGACAAGTGAGGCCTATTACAACATCTGCAGAAGTCAATAGAATGCGTTATCAAGGAAAATCATTTGCGGCGGCGTGGGAAGGACAGTTTGGTACTTGGGAGTATCAGGCGATAATGAAACAGGACAAAGCAACTGAAGTCACGGTCGACTGGGAAGATGACACCACAGTAAAGATGTCAGCGGCACAGTTATATGATGTAATATTTGAAGGTAACAACAAATGGATGTTGAGTGCAAATGGTACTATATTCACTTACGAGTATGAAGCAATCATTCCAGGCTTATTAAAACGTTGGTATGCAGAACGACAAGAGATGCAGAGAAAAATGCGTGACTGTGGTGACAACGAGATTGAAAGAGAGTATTGGGATAAAAGACAACTGGTCAAAAAGATTAATCTAAATAGTTTATATGGTGCAATACTTAATCCAGGTTGTAGATTCTTTGATATGAGAATTGGTCAATCTGTTACATTAACTGGTCGATGTATTACCCAACACATGGGAGCAAAGGTCAATGAAGTAATCACAGGAGATTACAACCACGTAGGCAAAAGTGTGATATACGGAGATACTGACTCTGTGTATTTCTCAGCACATGAAACATTAAAAAAAGAAATTGAGGCAGGCAAGATCGAATGGAACGAAGACTCTGTTATTGCATTGTATGACAAAATTGCAGAAGAAACAAACAACAGTTTCAAATCGTACATGACTAAGGCATTCCACACTCCAAGCACAAGGGGAGAAGTTATTGCGGCAGGTAGAGAACTAGTGGGCACAAAGGGACTGTTCATTACAAAGAAAAGATATGCACTCTTGTACTATGACAAAGAAGGCACGAGAACAGATCAGGCAGGTGAACCAGGTAAGATAAAAGCAATGGGACTGGACTTGAAAAGATCTGATACTCCTGTGTATGTACAGAACTTCTTGAGTGATGTACTGAAATTGGTGCTAACAGGAAAAACAGAAAAAGAAGTGTTAGATAAAATTAGTGAATTCAGAGAACAGTTTAAATCTAGGCCAGGTTGGGAAAAAGGATCACCCAAGAGAGCCAACAACATGACAAAATACACAGCGGCAGAAACTAAAAAAGGGAAAACAAATATGCCTGGTCATGTTAGAGCAAGTATGAACTGGAATAGATGCAGAGAAATGTATGGTGACAAATACAGCATGTCAATAACAGATGGTATGAAAGTTATCGTGTGTAAACTTAAAAACAATCCACTTGGTTATACAAGTATTGCGTATCCTGTAGATGAGATGCGTATTCCAGAATGGTTCAAGGAAATGCCATTTGATGGTGATGCAATGGAACAATCTGTATTGGATGGTAAACTAGACAACTTGATTGGTGTGTTGAATTGGGATATCAAGTCCACAGAAACCAGTAATACATTTAACAAACTGTTTGAATTCTAAATATGAGTATGTTAAGCATAGAAGAAATAAAATTATTGAAAGAAAAGTTGCAAAAACTTAAAGGAACCGACTGGGAGAAATTCCTAGGAGAGCAGATAGAACTGCTTGAAAACATAGAGAAAAGTGTTGACGCCACTAACCAAGTGGAGATCGACAGGTTAGATAAGACGATGGATTGGTTCAGAAGAGACCTCGAGCATAAAAAGACTTATCCATGTGTGCCCGAATCATTGTACGACATGGTACGAGAAAAGATAGGACAATTTTCTAAAACCAATGCGTACAAAAGCCTAGAAATTGGTCCAGGATTTGGAACTTTCAGCAAAGAGATGCGACAATGGGCGGCCAACTATTTCCTAGATATCCTACCGGAGTTGGAAGAAAAGGTCAGAAGAAGATTCCCCCCACCTCACCAAAAATACCTAACTTTCTTTTTGACCAAACAGACAGACTGTTCAAACATTCCACAAGGATCATGCAACTTTGTGTTTAGTTGGGACACATTTGTATTCTTCACGCAGAAACACATACAACAGTACCTACACGATATAATGAGAGTGCTGATACCAGGTGGTTATGTTTTTATACAGTATACAGATTGTCATTTTGATCACGATTTGAAAGAAGCGAAACGTGGTTATTGGAATTATAATACCAAAACAAGCATGGAAAAGATTATAAAAGACGAAGGATATGAGGTTATTGAGATGTCTCAGTTCCGGCCCGGTGCCAATTTTGCCATATTTAAGAAGCCTGGTAATGAAAATCCAGCAATCTACAAGACAAACGAAATAACACTTGACTAATCAACTAAAAGGAGTATACAATAAACATATGAAAGACATCTTACAAGACATAGTAAAACACACGCATGGATTGGGATTTTTGGATCTTGTCAAAATCACTGGTGAGAACGATGCCACAGGCATTGACTCAATGGCAGAAGACAGATCAGTTATCCTGCAAGGATCTTTTCACAAACCACAAGACCAAATGGTTGGTACTTTTGGAATGCCTCAATTGAATAAACTAGATATTCACTTGAAGTGTCCTGAGTACAAAGAGAAAGCAAACATCACTGTATTAAGTGGCGAAAGAAACGGCACAAAAATTCCTACAGGTATACACTTTGAGAACGAAAAGGGTGACTTCAAGAACGATTACAGATTTATGAATGCTGAAATCATTAATGAGAAACTTAAGACAGTTAAGTTCAAAGGAGTAGGTTGGGACGTTGAGATCGAACCTACAGTGGCAAGTGTACAAAGGTTCAACTTTCAGTCGATTGCAAACACAGAACACAATTCTTTTGTAGTTAGAACAGAAGAAGGTAATCTAATATTCACTTTTGGTGATCAAGCATCACATGGTGGAGAGTTTGTATTCGCGGCTGGTGTAACTGGTACTCTAAACAAAGGTTGGAGTTGGCCGGTAGCACAGGTATTGCAGATACTGAAGTTGTCTGACTCAGCAAAAGTCATGTTGCATTTCTCTAACGAGGGTGCGATGATGGTTAGTGTTGATTCTGGACTTGGCAAATACGAATATATAATTCCAGCACAGGCGCAATAATGGCAGAGCAAGAGCATTTAGGAAAACATTCTAGAGATTTCGCAGTGTTCTTGCCTGCGATTTCAAACTTTTTCAACACTTTCATTTCAAAGCAGAGAGTAACAAAGGGTGAACACATACCCAAAGAGAGAATACCTGCAGGTTTTGAGAATGGCGTGGAAGGACTTAACTTTATTAATCCAGAAAAAGGTATGTTCACATACCCAACTGCACTGTACTCGGCAGGACACGCCTGTTTGGATATGGAGAAAGTAGCAGACAGGGATTCGATGTGCGTGGACAGAGACAGGAAGTTCTCAACAATAGTTGGCGACTCTGGTGGATACCAGATCGGAAAAGGTGTAATCAAGTTCGATTGGAAAGATTTCGAAGGAAACAAAGCAAATGCAGTTAGATCAAATATCTTAAATTGGCTAGAACTAACAAGCGACTGGGCAATGACATTAGACGTTCCTAGTTGGGCGGCAGATGATCTTAATTCACCCAAAACAGGATTAAAGAGTTTTCAAGACACACTAGACGGAACAATATACAACAATAATTTTTTTCAAAAGAACAGACTAGGACAAACCAAGTTCCTTAATGTGCTACAAGGAGACGACTGGGAGACTGCACAGACATGGTATGATCAAGTCAAAGATTTCGAATTCGAAGGATGGGCAATGGGTGGCATCAATATGTGCGACATGGAAGTTATGCTCAGAAGACTTATTATAATGAGAGATGAAAAGAAACTTGATGGTAAAGACTGGATGCACGTACTTGGTACTTCACAACTAGACTGGGCCTGTTTCTTGACGCAAGTTCAAAGACAAGTAAGGAAACACATAAATGAAAACTTCACAATGAGTTTTGACAGTGCGTCAGCATTTCTATCTACTGCAAATGGGTTGGTTTACACACATAATTTGTTCACTCCAAAGAGATGGAGTTATATCATGGAGAAGGCTCCAGATGATAAAAAATTAAAAGGTTCTAACATAGCATTTCCATTTAAAAGTGCAATCGGTGAAAGATTGAACATGGGTGACGTATGTTGGTACGGCGAAGGCGATCTTAACAAAAACAACAAAGAAGGAAAAACTAGTTGGGACAGTTTTTCTTATGCGTTAATGATGGCACACAACGTATACAATCATATCAGAGCAGTGCAAATTGCTAATGACATGAATGATATAGAGATGGTAAAGCACCAACCAGATGTAAAACATTGGCGTAAAACAAAAGGTGCAGACAGTACTGATGAGTTCAGTGATTTTGTTCCGAGAAACATACTGTATTTTAACACACTCGTTGAGCAAGTATTCACTTCCGAGAAACCAATGGAAGTTATCAACAATGCAAAATCATTCCTTGCAGACATTAGAGGAACTAGATGGCAACGAGCAACTGGTGGCGGCAAAGGCACGAATAACTTCAGTTCATTATTTGAATAGGAGAAAAAATGGCAACAGGAAGTATGACTAAAAATAGTAAAAAACTTAAAAAACTACACGACACTCACAATTACTACTCAAGAAAAGTAGAGGCAATTACCGAAGAAAGAAAAAAAGACAGAGGTTATGGTTCAAAGGAGATATTAATGCGTTTGAAAAAAACCAAACTTGCAATTAAAGATTCTATAGAGTCATTGAAAAGAAAACTTGAATTGACAAAAAAGTAAGGTGTGTTATAATATAG